GATTTGCCCAATGCATTGAGGCTCTTCTCCGCCTTACCTGCACCATCAAGCTCTACCTGAATTTCAACTGTGCCGGCCTGCGCCATGCTTAGCCTCCTCTGCTGCTCGCTCCCTCATTCTAGCGTGAGAGAGCTCTGTCTGTGTATGCAGCTCTGCAAATAGGTCAATCACTGCACAGGTGGGTGCATTGAATAGATCACCCAATGAGCACACGCCAGCCCTATGCCGCTGATAGGCCACCAGCAGAGGGGCCAGCCTATTGGCCCCAGCCACAGGGCAGCTGCGGATCTTCTGCTCACCCCAATCACCACAGTCAGGCGCTACCCTGTAGCCCATCACATAGCGGCCCTGATCATCAGAGCGTGACCAAGCTAGGCCCTCGAGGAATGGGCCGCCACAGTTGCCGCGCAGCCTGCGAGTGTTAGGTTGAGCTGTGCATTGCTCACATGACCAGGCCCGAGAGCCAGCGTGCCCTAACCACACGCTAGCCCCCGCTGCTATTTTCCCTCGATGGGCAGGGTGCTGATGTTTTGGATATGGGCCACCAGCTCTTGAAATAGCAGCTGCCTGTGATGCTCGGGCCTCACGCTATCGAGCAGCTCAACAGGGTCACCATCATGGCCGATGATGCGCACTAGGCCAGCGCGCAACATCTCTCGATAGACCCTCGAGAGATAACCCTCATAGGAGCCGAGGGCCTCTCTCTCATCCTCTGGGAGAGCATGCTGCCAGCGCGCGCGCTCTGTGGGCTCATCAGGCTGCTGCATCCACAGCTGCCGGCCTAGCTCACTCCTGCGATAGACACCTGCCGCCACCTCTGCAGCCTCACGCTGTGGAGGGGTGAGCGCTCGCAGCACAAATCGGGTGGCCCCCTCTGTGCTTTCAAGCAGGCTCTCATCGCGGCATTTGAGATATGAGGTTTTGGCCTCCTCGCTGGCCTGCACTGCAGGGTCAACAATAGAGACCACCTCAATCTCCTGTGTGGCATCAGTCGCAAAAGTGAACACGGTCTCTCCTTAGATTCCTAGTGCGAGCCTGAATGGGCTGTTGGCTGCATCAGTGCTTCCATTATCCCCGCCAAATCTAGAGGCAGAATAGGTGAGCTGCTGCTGCACAATCTCACCATCAATCTGCCTGATGAGAGGATCAACAGTGAGGTATGCGCCGGGGATGTTGAGGGCCATTCCCTGCCCTGCGCCCACCGGCCCTGACCCAATCAGCAGAGAGCGGATAACACCATCTCTAAAATCATTGCTGATGTTGGTGTTGGGGCTGTCAACTGTGATGTTGCACTCAATCACCACGTCTGACACTTCCATATCACTCATGCCAATGAGGGAGCTGCTCTGCCCAATAGGGGTGAGCGTATTGGTGAGGGTGAGGTCAAAGGAGCTCACAGAGAGATCAATGGTGCCGAGCTCATCACCATTGGTGCCTGATACATTGGTGCGGCTAGTGCTCGCAGCATCAGAGAGGCGCAGATAGCAGCTGCGAAAATGCGGGGTGCTGCCGGTGAGAGTCACAGGCTCAACAGGACCCCCTGCATTGCCGTGATCATCATAAATGTGGGCAGCCTGGAATGTAAATTCACCCATCAGGCGGCCGCCATCAATGGTGATATTGAGGCTCTCCAGCTTGCAGCCTGTTGCATAGCTGCGCACCCCAACGCCATCAACACGGAAAGCGACCGAGCTGTTGACGGTGCCGCTGTTGTCTCCTCGGGGCACATACCAGGTCTCGAGCAGGCGCACCACATCAGGGGCAGTCGCATCGAGTGCTCGGGAGAGCTCGGGGCTGTACCCAATATCACCGAGGCCCCCAGCATCAAGAGAGGTCACATGCGCATACTCTGCCCGGCCTGACAGCTCGATCCCAATGAGGCCACCGAGCTTGAAGGATGCCGCTGCTGTGGGCGTGAATCGGTTGACACTAACTGCAGCCGTCACTGTGTCAGAGGCAGCTGCAGGGATGGTGCGAGCGAGACCTGCCCCGAGGAGGAGGCCCAATGCAGTGGCGTCATAATTGGCAGCGCTGCTGCCCAGCGTTGTAAAATCACAGCGCACTGTGATGCTGCCTGTGCGTCTCTGCTGCCGAGTGCCGCCCACTGATGTGGTGTCGAGCTCGGGAGGGAGACCATGGGGCCCATCACGGCCCTCATTGCGCTCTGACACTGGGGGCTCCCCAGGCACAACGATGGGGTCACGCTCGCAGGGGATGCTGTAATAGGTGAGGCCGGTGGGGTCAGGCACACCTGTGCCCGAGGCCACAGAGCCAAAAACAGTCTCCACCGCAATGGAGAGGGAACGGTGAGTGACAGCCATTAGAAAGCCTCCTGATAGAGTAGGTCAAAGGGGATGGCCAGCAGTATGGCCATGGGGTTGCCATCCTGCCCCAGCACAGGCGCAGAGCTTGGCTCACCAGTGATGAGAGAGGTGATGCCTGTGGTGGCGAGATCATAGGCAGGGTTACGCAGGGCATTGATGATCTGTGAGGCATCCTCTCCCATGATGCGCTCAAGCAGCCCTGTGTCACGCGGCACATCATAGCGCACGCGCACCTCTGCCGTGAGGCGTTTGCGGCCGGTGATGCCTGCCTGACCATCATCATGGGGTGGGGTGGTGATGCGCAGCTCAAACAGGCGCAGGGTATTCACTCGCCTATCTGTGAGGAGCTCCTGTCCTCGGCCAGCATCAACACAGACAAATGATTGGGAGGAGTCTGTTTTGCTGGTGAGCGCCTCAATGCGACCAATGAGCAAATCAAACGCGGCTGATACACCCTGGCTCATTTCAGCTTCTTTCTAATGCGTGCGGCTATCGCATTGCTCAAAATCACCACCTCGCGATCTGTTAGGCCAATGAAGCCCCGCCTATCATTCACATAGTAGCCATAATGGCGCACAGCAGGAGAGAGGCCTATAGAGAAAGCCTCTCTCTTCACGCTGGTGGGGACAATGTTGTTGATCAGCGCCCCCGAAAGGGTGAGGTCAACCTCTGCTGTCTGATTGCTGCCCCCCTGCACACGCCGGCGTGACTCATGCTTATATTGGCGATAACCCCCCTCATAGAACACGCTCTTGCCTGTACGGCTGGGCCTGCCTCCCTTGGGTGATAGGCGTGCGCCCCGCTTGGCCACATACATGGGCTTTGTGCTGTAGCCCTTGAACCTGCGGCCATCATCATCAATGCCCTGATAGATGCGCCTCTTGATGAGAGCGATGGTATCCAGGGCAGTCTGCGCAGAATCCCTCTTTGACCACAGAGCAGGGATCTTGACCTGTCTAAATCTGACTGTTGTGGGCATCAGTGCTGCATCCCTCTCCACCGAGGGAAGCGCTGTGCTAAGTCGCGCTCTCTCTGGGTGGGCTCAATGGTGGGGAGGGTAAATACCCCGCGCACATCAGAGGGACTGCCCCCAGCCCTGCGCAGGTCAATCTCGTCTGCATCAATGAGACCATCATCATCAGTGTCTAGGGTCAATTGCTTGAGAGCGCGCTCGAGGAGCTCCTCTGCACGCTGCTGCATGCGCTCGGCAATATCGAGCTGTGCCCCCATCTCATAGACCAGCTGCGCAGCCATGTATCTGTGAGCAGGCCTAAACACCTCTGGATTGAAAATATCATCCTCTGACTGCTCGGGCCCGATATGCTCACGCACTCGCAGCGCTAGCTCCTCGAGGGCTGCGCTCACCTGTGGCTCTAGATCCTGCTGCCGCCTCGGCACCATATCAGCCAGCTGGGGCATCTGCGCCACCAGATCACTATGCGTGACCCCTGTGCTGAATGGCCTGCGCACAATCTGCACAGTGCCCTGCACAGTCACCACCCTATTGGTCGGGGTGGCTGTGGCTGTGTAGCTGATGCGCCATGATAGGCTGCCTCGGGTGGCTGTATCTGCTGCAGGGATGGTATGCATGTATGCAGCCCAGCGCAGGGTGGCAGCCGAGGAGAGGGAGAGGCCTCTAGGCAGCACATCAGCTAGGATGGCTGTGGTGCCGTCGAGTCTATCGACGGTGACACTGAACACCCCATCCTCATCAGTGATGAGATAGGCCCGGCCTGTGGTGGGCCCAATCAGGTAGACGCTTGCAGCGCCTGCAGTCAGGGTGAGGGTGCGCCGGTCATTGCCAATGGCTGTGACGCTGCGCTCACTCCTCACCTCTGTCATTGTTGCAGAGCCAGTGCCCCCGCTCGGGGTGGTGTAGCTGATGGTGGGGGCAGCATTGAGGGGCTCGGGACCCTCCCAATAAAGGGCATAATCTAAACCTTGTGTGGCCTTCATCGCTCCCCCCTCGCTTTAGAATTTGCCCTGCGCACGTCTGCATCAGTGCCCCGCTCGATATTGGCGCTCTCAATGAGCTCCTCACTGATGGGGGCCCAGGTGTGTCTGCAATTATAGCCTCCCCCTCTGACCAATGGGGGATTCAGTTGATAATTGTTGAGCTTGTCTACCTGCTTTTGAGTGAACGCTTTGCCCACTAGCTCTTGGCAGAATCCTCGGGTGATGCCATCGAGGGGGCCGGTATATAGATAATGATCTAGGCCAGCATCCTCTGCAGCCACCGCTGTGATCTGACGGCCAAATGTGGTGATAGCTGTGCGCGCCTCTGTGATCTGCCTACCCTCTGCAGAGCGCAGCGCTGCATCTAGGGCACTGATCACATTTGAGGGGTCTGCAACAAAGACAGCACCCTGCAGAGCATCACGCACTGCGCGCTGGGTATCGGGGACAATCACATCCTCAATGATACCCTCTACAGTCTCATCAGCTAGAGCCTGCCCAATGCCCTCAATCTCGGCCACATTGAAGCCGCTTGAGGAGGCGAGCAATAGCTGCTCCACATTGGCGAGGGTCTCACGCTCGGCCTCGGTTACATCTAGCACTAGATCACCAAGGCCTGCCTCGAGCAGCCAGCTGCTCAAATCGTCGCGCCTCATATTGCGCAGTGCATCGAGCCCACCGCTATCAGCGGCTGCCTGCACTGCATCAGAGACTGCTGCCTTGGCCGCTCTTAGCGACCTGCGCAGCTTTCTATCTAGCGCGGCCTCGAGCTTCAGCTGTGCTCGAGTGGCGCGCAATATATCCCGCTGCCGGGCTGTATTGGCCTCTCTGATCTGTGAGGCCAAATCAGCCAGCGCACGCTCATCACCATCCTGCTCTGCTAGGTGGTGATGCTGTGAGCACAGCGGGCAGCTCACCTGATTTAGGCGAGGGTGTTGGTGAGCAGGAGCCCACGCGTATAGTCAAGGACCTTGTACTGCTGAACATGCTCGCCATAGACGTGGCGGCGCACGCGGTCGAGGCTGTCATATTGCCCAGCGACGTAGTCTTTATAACGCAGATCGAGACCACAGACTGGCATGACCTTCACGTTGCCCGAGACCTTAGCCTCTGGCATTGCGCCGCGCATGAGGTAGAGGCCGATGGTCTCCCCCTCCCAGATTTGCGCCTCGCTCGAGGTGGCCCCTGCCACTGCAGTCTCACGTCGAGCCTCACCAACATAGACGTGCTGCAGCTGGAAGACGCTCTTGAGCACCTCGATCACATCCTGATTGGGGAGGATGCGCAGGCCACTGGCAATGCCGCTGCTGGAATTGCCCACAAAGCTGCGCACCTCTGGGCTGCGTGCGAGCTCACGAAATACGTTATAGCCCAGCACCATGGTGTCAGGCATGATGCCGTGGTTGCTCGCCCGCAGCACATCCATCTGCTCATGAATGTAGCTAAGAGGCTCGCCAGCAGCCTCATTGAATTTAGAGCCGGCCGCAGGCGTTACAGTGCTAAAATTGACAGTATCAAAGAGGGCATCTGCAGCCCGCTTTTCCTGCGCCAAGAGGAGAGCGCGCTGCACTCGGCGTGCGCTGCGCATCTCTTCGCTCATTGGGTACTGCGAGTCCTCGATGTCTTCCATCGCGATGGAGTCAGCGAAGCTGTGAATCTCGCATTTGAAGGTGGTTGAGCTGCGGTTGAAGTGCGAGAGCTCCTGCCGTGATGCACCGGGTGCTCGCCGGCTGTCTGCACCTGGCTCACCCATGAAGCTGCGGCTCTCTTCGCTGAGAATGGTGCCGCTGCGCTCGGTGACCTGGACAGGCTCAAAGACCTTGTCTGCAATGAGCTGCATATCGCTGGGGATAGCCTCATTGAGGACATTGGAGAGGATATTATCTACCGGGTGCAACCCGCTATATGATGCGCGTGCCATAACTTACTCCTTAGACCCCAAATTCAGAGGCACCGGTGAAGAGAATGAAGACCTCTTGACCGTCTGCAGTGGTGGTGTGATTGACATTTGGGAGCCATCGACCAATGGCGTATTCCTTGTCGCCTGCACCGCTTGCCGCGTAGTCAATGACTCGGCCTGATGCGTTGGCCATAACAAGGCCCCCCTCGGTGAGATTTGCGCCGGCCACAGCCTTGGTGAGGCCAAAGACTGCAACCTCTACAGCCTCATCAGCACCTGCAGCAGCGCGCTGGGCGATGCCGTCTGCCTTCTCGCCTGCAGTGGTGACTGGCGTGACCTTGCCATTGCTGTCGAATTTGACCAGCTGGAGAGCCGTGATTGCAGCAGCGCTCATGCGCGTCACAATGATATTATTCTCACCCATGATTAACCCCCAAAGACTGCGCTGAAGAGAGCAGGCTCCTCACGCTGTAGACGGCCCCAGGCCTCTGTGAATTGAATGGACTCTGCCTTGGCCAACTCTTTGACGCGCTCGGTGAGAGAGTCTCGGTTGAGCTGCTCACCGCTGGCGCCATGGCCGACCTCTGACAGGTTGACGGCCTGATTGGGCCCTCGGCGTGTGAGCATCTCCCATGCGAGCCCCTCACCCTTCTCACGCAGTGCCCAGAAATTTTCTGCATAGGCGCGCTCATTTGGGCTGATGCGGCCGCTGTGCGTGAGCTGGTCAATCTCTGCGTTCATCCGAGCAGTGCGCTCTGCTTTCTCGAGGCGTGCGACCTGCTCTGACAGCTGGGCAATGGTGGCAGCCTGCTGGCTGTTGTCAGCTGTGAGGCGCTCTGTGAGGTTGCGATACTCACCCATCTGCTTCTTCTCCTCATCCTCTTCAGCCAGCTTCTCCTCATCAGAGACCTCTGCCAGCTCCTCTTTCTCATCCTCTTCAGCCATAGCCTTGAGGCGGCCCTCGAGCTCCTTGACCAAAGCATCTTTCTGCCGCAGCATTGAGATGAGCTGCTCATTCTCGAGCCCCTCTAGATTCTCTAAATCCATGTTGGATTCCTCCGAGAGAGTGACACGCCCCACAGAAGACGCAGCCTGCTGGGGTCGTGGTGTTAACGTGATTGCGAGCAGTTGAGCGCCACCAGTGCGCTCACCGCTCTCTCTGGCGAATACCTCACCCAAAATGAACTCAGGCGAGCTCCAGAG